CTCTGACAGGGCCGCTTAGCCAAGGGAAAGCACGGTTGTTGACGAAATCAATTGGAACGGGTTTCTCCTTCAACTTGAATTTCATTGGGTCTTTCTGGAAACGCAGCGCGCACAAGTATCCATGCATGTAAGCATCTTCAACCTGGCGTTGAAACTCGGGCGTGTAGCCCCAGTATTTCCATACCTGCACCCTCATGAATTCATCATCTACCCATTGGAGTTCCTTGAATGTTTTCCTCTCCAATTCCAATTTCTCTTTCAACCAACGGTCGCCCTCTCCCCACACTCCAGTCATGCCACTGGTCTGCTTGTGCCAATAGTCCATCACGGGGTGGACCATAGGCAGACCAGCACTGACATGCCTGTTTGCCTCCACTATTCCCTTAAACACTTCACCGCATCTTCGTGAGCCGTTCATGTTAACGACCCAAAATGCTCGGTGCAAAGTTCTTAGTGGATCAAGATAGCATTTCCATCTCCCTGTTCCATCTTGCAATAATTTGCTGTGACAGAACTCTTCCTCCTCGATTGTTCTTGCTATCTCAACTTCAAGCTTCATTCCTGCAAATTTGGGGATCACATCTGAAAGCCATTCCATGAATTTGACTTCATCTCCTGACTCGAGCCAGATACATTGATCATCGCCGTCACACACCAACTCGATTGTAGTGTTGGAGAGCCTAGCTATCGTGTTGTTGAGTAACATAACCACACGGGAATTTCCCCCCCCCGTATCTCTGTCACCAGACATACGCGTACCCACGGCAGTGTATTGGATGCTCCCAGTACGGCATTTGTTCTTGTACTGGAAATCCATGAATCCCGAGGGTATGCCCATCATTTTCTCATAAAACCAATGCACAATTGATAGAATATGAGTGTGTAAATGGGCGTCGAATTTGCTGAAATCCGCTTTAAGGCACACAGGGTTACGGAACTGTCTCCTCTTCTCCAGCCACAGTTTAGCGCGGGCATCGAGATTAAGGCCTTTAGAACAGTCAGAGGTCTTAGTTGGACCAAGACCAGGTCCCTTAAGCACGCATTCCTCAATAGGTTCTAGGAACCTATTAACTTCAACGTTGGTGCCAGGGTCTCTGTACTGTATCATGCGTGGTGGTTTTGAATTGGCTATATCTTCCGTGTACTTGTCCGCTTTAACGAAGCTAGTGATTCTAGTTTTCATGTTGTTTTCGCGATGTGTGCGATTGAAACAATCAACTAACTTCTTGTATTTCGGACCAGCAAACTTCTTAATATAATTCGCAGAATCTGAGAATTCTAGATTCTTTTGAATATACATATTAGCCGTCTCACGCATGGCCTCAAACCACTCAAATTGAGTGTAACCCCGAAGGGGTCCTGGATTGAGGAAATGAGTTCCGTTGGGTGTGTGGGCTAGCCATTCTGGCGCCGGATTGTTGTCAAGTAGATGACGTGCAGTTAAGCCTATCATCTTGTTGTTGTGACAGTTGTAGTGAGTCACAATGTCCGGCGCCAAATAGCTGCGTGGGATTAGCAGCTG